CTTAATCTTATCCAAGGAATCTGAAAGCATAGACGAAATGGCGCGTGTATGAATACCTTCGGAACGGAGTTGCACTTGGATGCGGTTAGTATTGATATTTCTAAGTTTTGGGCTTGAGGTTATAAAGATATCGTATAAATCGGGTTCGGATAAATGAATATCAAAACCCTTTATCCCGGTAGGCATAAGTAGCAGGTCATGGGTGAATATCTCCGGATGCTTTAATTCTTTAACTCGTTCTTTTACCTCCAAGAGATTATCAAGCAGTGGTTGGAGTTTTGCTGTTGTTTCAATATCTATGTTATCACCTGTGATAAACACACTGTAATAGAAGTTGTCTATGTCATGAAGAAACTTCTTTTCGGTAAGACTAAAGTATTCGGCTTGTTTTTGAGGTGTAAGCTCGGCATAGAACAAGCTGCGTGTGCATTTGATTGGAATAGACATGTTCATTCTCCTTGTATTATATATTTGAAAATTTTGTGGACAAAAATATTTTGAATAAAATGCAGTGTTTATGGGGCTTAAACGGTGTTTTAGGATAAATATCCGTCGGGCGTGGTACATCCTCGCCCCCTTAAGGCAAAACACTAAAAAAATTTATGCGTTAAAAGTGCGGCGGCGCGGCGCATCCGCTTGCGCGGAAGAGCGCACGCAGCCGCACTTGTCACTATTGTTGTTCTGCCTCTGAAAGTCCGTTGTAGTCTAAACCTTTTAAATAGTCCAAGCGTTGGAATGAGTTGTAACGGCTTCTCAGATAATCGGTTTGTATGAAACGTTCTACCTTTTGCTTTTTGATTCTTATTTTTTTGTCTATGGATTTACTTTCTATCATTGATTCATAAAATTCACGCCGGAAATACCGGCATGACGTAAGCCGTCCAAAGTATGTACGGCAGTCAACTACCTTGTTGGTTAAGCTGCGGAAGTTTTTGTCTACTGATGTAAATGTTTGAGTGGTATAAACAACTTGTTTGCCAAAGCCCTTGCGGTTCTGGGTAAGCTCATGCACAAGAGGTATAGGAAACTTTTTATACTCGCGGGAGTTAAATTCGTTTTGCAGCTCGTCCCATGCGAATATAACCGGACGGTCATAGTCTTGTATTATCATGTTCCACCCGGTTAGGTGGGCATCTTGTCCGGAGTAGTAAAAGTTTGTGATTATTAAAATCTTATCTCCGTGTTTGCGCCGCTGCGTGTCGAGGTAGTTAACCAGTGACATTGTTTTTCCTGCGCCAGGCAGACCAACAAAACACCATATGCCGTATAGATGTTTATCTTTATTCCGGTTTTTAACCGCACGGTAGGCATCAAGGAATAACCATGCAATTAATCTAAAGATTGTCGTAAAAAGCTTTATAACCGGAAGATTAAATACAATTGATGATTCAAATACAGACAGGGGCTTTAATCCGTATGGGTTTTCTTTGGGGGCTGGATTTATTAGCTTGCGAATGAATGACATAAGGTTCTCCCCTCTTAATTAACGCCGGGTATCTTTTTGTAAACCCATTCGACCATTGCCCAAGTTATCTGGACTGTTGACCAGAATATTACATTGGCAACAACGATAAAAAACATTGATGCAGGGAATATATAAAACCCAATATTTAAAACATTCATTATTGCAACTACACCATTTAAACCACCAAGTACCATGTCATCTTCTATACTTGGTATAAAATCAATGATAAAGTTTATGAATGAAAAAATAGGGTCAAGAATTATTTGAATAATCATTTGTTAGCTCCTTGGGTTGACAATAGGCTTTAACAATAGTTAGTTATCTTGGAAAGGGATGCTCCGCGTATCAAAAATAGAATTTGGCGGATATTGTAGTAGGCTATAAAAATGTAATAAAGCCCGAATATCAGCGGACGAAACGGTTGTATAAACGGTGATATAAGTCCTAAGATGTGTGTAGCATAAAAAGTGGGTTCATTTGAACCAAAATTTATGTGGTCGGATTCATCCGGTTCATCTTGTAACCAGGGCGGCCTAAACCCAAAATCCGGAAGACCAGGAATAATGACAATGCCAAGTAAGGGGTCATCGTTTCCAGCGTCGTTGTTTCCCGTGGATTCTTCAGCTGTTTGAAGCTGCCGGAAAACATCTAAGTAAAGCTCAACACCAAGTCTGTCAGATAGGTTGTCTTGGATTCGGTTAAAGTTATCTGTCCAATAATTATCAGGGACTACAAAGAGGTTTGTTAAACCACCTAATAGTATTCCCGGCAGGCTTATAATTGAACTTGTTATTTCTGTAAAACTTGGAAAGCTTAATTCAAATGAAGGCAGCTCCGGTAACTCCGGCCATCTGAATTCCGGCCAAGCAAATGATGGGAAATCTGGCCAGTCAAATGTAGGGAATGAAGGCCAGCTAAAAGAAGGAAAAGAAGGCCAATTAAATTCCGGCCAAGTGAAGAATGGACGGTCATCGTCATCACTGCCATCATTGTTTCCGTCCCCTGGCGGCGGTGGTGGGGAAGGGCTGGGGCTGGGTGAAGGTGACGGACTGGGACTAGGTGATGGACTAGGTGAGGGTGTAGGTTGAAGTATGGTTTCCGGGTTTATGATTAAATCCGGAGGGGTTAGACCAATTAGGTCTTCAAGGCTATCCGGTACGCGGATTTGTATGGGTTCATCCGGGCTTTCGTTACCGCTTAGCTCTTGGATGTAGTTCATGTGCGTATTGAAGTTGTTGGTTATATTTGAAATGTGCAAATTAGCGGTAAAACCACCAACGGTTGGCGGTGGGGTTAGTGGAGTAGATGAGTTTGACCTAGTTACTGGTACTGACCGGTATTCCATCATTATTCCTCTAAAAGGAATACTGAATAAAAGAGCTATATAATTAGCTTGAATAAATAAACCATGTATTTCGTATTGTGAATAATATTCAAAGGGAAAAAGAACTAGTCTACGTTGTCTTATATTGTTCATATAGGAATAAATATGTATTCCAGATGAACCTTGAATAAAGCGTATATCATATATATTATTGTTAATTAATACGGGTGGTTGAATCCCAATATCTCTTATTGCCTCTCTGGTTGATTTGTGAAGGCTATAGCGCATGTACGCTTGTTGCCGATGATGTGGTGTTGGTCCTGACGCTTCCCAATCAAACCATCTCATTGCACTTATTGTTTGATTATGATTTAAAACGGGTATGCCATCCATAAACCAAATGATATCGTGCATGTTTTCCGGCACTGTCCCGGGGTTAGATAGTCCCATGCCGTCCATCCATAAGCCGGCAAAGTTACGGATATGATTAAATGGTGTATGCAAGGCGTTTACGGTGGTTGTAAGTACTCTTTCGGTTGCGTCAAGGTCTGGGTTTCTTAACCATTCAAGCAGTTCGGGATAACGTCCTACGGTAGCATTTGCAAAATTTTTCATGCTTTCAATGTTTTCAAACAAATAACCTGCGCTTACTGATAAGGTTAACATCCTCATCATTAGTTCTTCGTCTATTTCAGGCGGCCATTCGGGGTCGTTGGAGATGTTTACTTGGTATGTAGTCAAAGCCATAGCTGTGGATGCCATGGCCTGGGTAAGAAGTAAGGCGGCGATTACTGCCGCAAATATTCGCTTTAGCATTTCGCCGCCTCCTTTGTTTGTGTTTAAACAAATGCGCCAATGATTCGCCTTACAATTCTTGGCACTGCCAATACAAGCAGAAGACCAATTGCGATTGGTACAAGTCCCATGATTATCCCTGTTGCATCTGATATAAATGCATTCATATGCGGGATTAGGTCAAGATCTTCAAGTGGTGATGTAACTACTACCGGGTCAGATGCAAATGCAAACACGGACATGCCTAGTGTCAATATTGCTGTTACTACTGCAAACAATGCCGCTTTTGCCATTTTTGTTTTGCTCTTCATGTTGATTCTCCTTTTCTTTTTTTTGTCTATTTAACAAGCCAGTCTATAGCCAAGCTTGAATAGCATGATGGTAAAGAAAACGAAGTAAGCTTACTGTTGCGATTATCACAAAGGCTATAAACATTGCGTTTAGTATCATGTGTAGTGTTATGGTTATCTCATGAAGGTATATTTGGAGGTTTTCATGTGAGTAAAGCAGCTCATGGAGGAATGCTTCATGGATATAGGTTGATTCTTCATGGATATAGTGCGGTGGAGTATCGTATGCGGGTAAGCTTACATATGGGTCTGTTACGGGTTCTGCGTAATAGGATGGTTGTGTTTCATAGGTTGAGGATTCAGAGTAGGTTAAGTACTCGTTATTATCAGCCCCGGTGCTTTCGGCGTTATAATGCTCATGGGTTTCGTCCATGGTTAGGGTTTAGGTTTGTTATTGGGAGGGATAACATTTACTTCAATTTCGCCTAAGAAATCAAGAATTTCTACCGGCTGTATCTTGGTTGCCATTTTTGTTGAATTGTCGAACTTTCTTTCTTTTGTTGACACCATTGCGAATCTAACGTGATATATTCCAGTTTTTTTGAGTTTATCGAGTTCGCTGTATGGAATGTTTGCTTCGGCTGGTATTTCACCTCTGTGATTATAATCCCGGGTTCCATCCATTTTTTTGTCGCGCAAGTTGTCAGATGGAAAATACCAGACAGGAATCCCTGCATTTATCTCTCCGGTTTTTTCATCAACCATGTGATAAGGTTTGATTGATGTAATAATGATGTTTCCTGTAAGTGCCATGATTTACTTCCTTTCATTTTGGGGGTTATTTTTATGCCTTATAGGCTGGTATGCTGTGAGCCTGTTTATTGTTTTATATCGTATATACCATGAATGCTTGTCCGCAGCTTAGGCAAGTGCCGGTACTTGAAGTATCAAAATCTATTTTGTCTAAAAGTACCCAACATGAGGGACAATGATATTCTTTTCGTTTAGGATTAAATACCAGTACCGGCTGTGAATGTGTTTTGTCTAAAAACTCTTTTTCTAAAAGCTCAATGATTGGATGGGTCATATGAATCTTTCCTTTCGGATTGATTTGTTGAAGTCTCAAGTACTGGAGAAGTTGGGGCGTTATTGAATAGTGGATGGGTTACGAGTAGCCGGGCGGTTACGCTGGCAATGGTTATGATGAACCCAAATATTAATGTGAGCTGTACCCATGTGAACAAAAATGCAAACAGGCTTAGACCGCTTGTTTGTAGTACTGTTAGTAGGAGTGTAAATAGGGCAGCAAGTACATATGAAAACTTTCTTTCAGATATAAGTTCTTTGGTGAGGGGCGTTAGGGGTTTTAGCATTTGGATAGCTCCTTCCGGGGTTGGATGTTAATTGTGGAATCAATCAGTACTTTGCTGGGATGGTTGAGGGTCTCTTTGGTCGGGGATGATTCTGGGATGATATTGATATGGGCGTTTTTCTCTTTTATACAGAAGATCTTCTTTTCTTAAGTAAAAGTCCTTTTCGCTTAACTTGTACTCCTTATAGCGAATGACGATGAACGAGGCTAATAAGGTGATGAGTATTAAATAAATCATTCTATCCTTCCTTTCTGATGAGTAGGCGGCGTTAGCATTTTAATTTTTTACCGTTTTCTTTTTTATGATGCAGTAAAGGTTTAACAATAGTTCTATTGCAATATTAAAAACAGCATAGATTGACCAAAAAAGAAGTGTGTTTTTTAAAAACATAAAGGCTATGCTAAATTCTTCAATTTGCGGGTTAATGCTTGCTGTTATTGTTATGCCTAAAACCAGCCCAAGGAGTATCCAATATATAAAGTTAGGAAAACTAGCGTATTCCTTTATTGTCAATAATGCGCTTTTTACTTTTTTGGCAGAGGTCACTGATTTTCCAAACATGAGTAAGTTCCTTTCTAAAAGGAGCTGCCGGGCGGAT